TGAAGCACACTCTGCAATAATTCTAGTTCTTAATCCAGCAACTGCATTATCAACATAAGTTGTTGCAGCTTTTGCATCTATTTGTGTTTGAGCATTAGATGATAAAGTATTAATATATTGAAATTCTGCAGTTGTTACTGTACCATTTGCAATTTTAGTTGCATCTATTGCAGCACTTGAATTAATATCTGCATTAACAATTGCACCATCTGCTATTTTAGCAGAAGTAATTGCTGAATCTGGTATTTTAGCTGTAGTTACTTGGTCATCTCCAATATGAGCTGTGTCAATTGAGGCATCTGTATAGTGCTCGGAATTTATTGCGTCATCAACAATCTTTGTTCCGTTTACTGAGTCTGCTGCTAAATGAGCAAGATCTATACTTCCATCAACATATTGATCTGAGTCAATAGAGTTTATTGCCATCTTGGCAACTGTAATTTGTGCGTCTGCAATGTGAGCTGTGTCTATTGAACCTGCAGCGTAATGTTCACTATCAATAGCATCATCTGCTATATGAGCATTGTCAATACTACCATCTGTATAATGTTCGCTATCAATAGCATTATCAGCAATTAAAGAAGCAACTATTTGATCAGCAGCAATGTGTGCAGTATCTATACTACCATTTGTGTAATGTTCTGAGTCTATTGCATCATCGGCAATTTTAGTTCCATCAACAGCGTCAGCACCAATTTTAGCAATAACAACTGCTCCATCTACTATATTAGCTGTTGCAATACCTGCTACAGGTATAGAACTATTTGTTTTACTTAAAGCACCAATAAGTACATTTGTAATAGCTTCATTAGATAAAGATCCTGAATCCCATGCTACTGTTACTGTTGTATTTGAAGAAAATGCTGTTGCTGTTATTGTTCCATAAATAGTGCCTGGCGTACTTGCAGTAACTTTAACTCTACGTCCAACGTGATAAATAGCTGTTACGTTAACTCCTGCTATTGTAAAACTTGTTCCTGAAACGTAAGCTGGTGTATATGCACCTGCTCCATCTCCGTATTCAATCCATTCAGCAACATTGTAATGCTGTCTAATATCTGCCATAATACTCCTAAAAGCATTATTGATATTGGAAGGCAACATTCCTTCTGCGACAGATACTGAACCAGTTCCTGTAGCTGTATTGTTTGCTGCTGCTGTATCGTATTTACCTAAAAATGTTCCTGCCATAAATCTCCCTAATTCATGAACCAACTGAACGCTTTATCGCTTTCAGTATTGTTCTTATTGACTAATGTGTTAATTGCTTCTTCAATTTGTCTTTGAAAATATTCTTGTGTTTCCATAGAATACCTTACGTTATCTATATCTATAATATCACTCACTATCTATATCCTGCTTTTGATGCAACAAGATCAATTCCTTGTGCATGGTTAAATGTAGTTCCTGAAGCTATTTTTACATTAGCTCTTATGTATCTACCTGATTGTCTAACTGGGTTAACACCACTTGTTACCATAGAAGATGAACTAGACTCTACTTCTGTGTCTGCTAATCTTTCTCTAGTTTTTACAGTTACTGTTGCAGCAGCATCTACGATTGGTCTAACTCCTGTAATATTAGTTCTGGCTCCTTTAAAAGCTTCTATCTCTGCTGTTTCTATTTCACATTCATTAGAAGTTCCAGAAAAGATTGCAGCTTTATAATCTGAATCTATTGCACCTAAATACATTTGTCCACCAGACCAATAATCTGTGTCTAATGATGCACCAATGTTTTCAAGATTTTCAGATATAATATCCATTAGTTCTACAGTAAAAGCTCCAATAAATTGTGAAAATATTTGACTAGCATTTACTTTTGCTAATGACCATTTCTGTGTAGAATAATTATATATAATCATACGATCACATATACCTGTTGTATTAGTAGTATTGTTTACAGAAGGATATAACCACATAGCCAATGTATTAAAAGGATCCGTTGCTGCTACTATTCTATCTGAGAAAGCTTTGTTTAAATCTAAATCAAAAAATCTGTTTACTTTTTCTACACCAATACCTTGTACATTATCACCTTGTATTTCATAGAAGCCATCATCTGCATAAAAAAATACACGTCTGTTATCTTGACAAACTGTTTTTCCAAACATAGCTCCACGATTAGGTGAGATAACTGATAATCTAAATACTGTTGCACCACCAACATAATCCATACGAATTATTTGGTTTTGTCTAAATACATATCCTACCTCTCCAGAGGTTACTGCAACAACTTTACCACCTGAACCTGGAAGATCTTGAAAGTCAGATTGTTTACCTGACCAAACTGAAATGTCATTAATGCCTGACCATTGAATTCTATTAGTTGCTCCAACTATATTACCGACAACTAAGAAATCTCTTATTACTCCAGAGACTCTAAATACAGGACACGTTCCTGCTGTTTGTATAGATGTTAAATCAGCAAAATTAGTTGATGTACCCATTAAATAAAATTGAACAGCATCTACTCCATTACTTGCAATAACATATTCACCAAATTGTGTGAATGTCCAAAAGTCATCACTATCACCAGTTAAACTTGCTTTACGAGAAGTAAAAACTCCTGATGCTAATTGATATAAATTTGTATTAGTTGCAACAAAGTTAAATACAGCATTAGAGTTATCTCTAAATGATCCTGCTCCACGAGCGTCTTTAGTAATGTTTGATGTACCAGAATAGTCTACCAATGAAGGAAATCTTTTATAAGATCCTAAAGCATGGTAAACATTAGTTGCTACATTAGCACCTTTCATACCATGAGCTGGTTGATCAGGTAGCCATTCTCCAAAAGGTATCTGCATTATTTTCCTACTTTTTTAATAGCTTTTTTGTGAGCTTTAGTAAAACTAACTCCAGCTTTCATATCTTTAACCATCATACTTATATGTTTCTTAGAGTGATGTGCTGATGCTTTTTTTAATTGTTTTCTTTCTTTTTTATCAATCATTATCTAGCTCTATAAAATGATAAATCGGTTTGTGTATCTGTTCTTTGTTGAACAGGTGCTCCACCATATGAATCTTGTTTGTCGTTATTTTCGCATCTTTCCATAGCTGCAATATACATTTGTAACCATTGTTGAACTTGGTTAGGATCTATACCACCTAAAAAGTTTGCTGCATGGTATAAAGAACCATACAAATATATTCCAGGGTGATTATTTAAAATGTAATTTGTTGTATTAGTATCACTAAGAGCTCCGAAACTTTTATAGTATGATAAATAACCAGTATAGCTAGTATCAGGGGCAGGCCCAAATCGTAAGGTTTCAACTTCATCATCACTCTCGATTGTATAGACTCTAGGTCTAGCAGTTGTTGAACCAGCTTTAATTTCAAACATATTATGTGGAGTAATATACTCTAAAACATATTTAGTGCTTGATGCTAGTATATAAAAAGATCTAACTCCAATAAACCCTGTAGGAACTGTTTCAGTTTCTGAGTCTATTGTAATAGCATCTATCTGTTCCATTTGTCTTATTCTTAGTTTAGCATTAAAGTCAGACTCAGCTAATTTAATAAAGTCATCAGCTATCTCACTTGTTAAGTCAGTTCTGTTTAACCAATTAGCTAATGCTGTTTTTAATCCTGAATATGTTGTTAATGCCATTATAAATTTCCCTCAGCTGTTCTAAAATATCTAAACTCATTACTATTAAGTTTAGTTTTCATTATCTTTCTTTGAATTAATTTTGGTAATTGAAACCAGTTGTTTGTTCCATTGTATTCTTTAGCCCATATAGAAAGGATTAAAGGTGGAATACTAGCCACTCTTTTCATTTCTTTAGCACCAGATATATATCCATTATCATGATTGTAAAGTTCCTTGTTTCTTTTTAACAAAGAAGATACATCTTGAGAGTTATTAATAGTTAATTTACCATCAGACTCTTGGATGTATTTAGTTTTTACACCAGCATCATATTCAATATCTCTGACTCTACCCATAATTATTCGGTTAGTTCTGTAACGTATAATTGTCCGTCTGATGATCCAACTCTTAACACAGCTATTTTTTCTCCAGCTGATACTTTAATAGTTTCAACTTCATTTGCAGGTAAATATGTTGTAGTTACTGCTGCTGTAGGTGCTACTGCTATATGTATATGACAAGCAATAGTACTAACTACTCTAATATATTCTGTTCCGTCTGTGAATGCTGCACTTAGAGAACTTGAAGCTGCTGAAACTAATTTCAGTACAGTTCCATGTCTTAATCCGTAATTCATATTTATTCCTTTTGTTAGGGGATGTTGCCATCCCCATAATTAACTATCTTCTTATAACGTAAGTGATTTCCATTTTAGATGCATTTGAAGAACCACCATTAGTAATTACTTCAAGTATTGATCCTTCTAATACTTCATTTAAAGCTGTTGGTTCTACTGTGTATTTTTTTAATGCAGAACTTGCAGCTACATGACTAATAGCTGCACTTGTACAAGCTACAGTATCTATTTCAAAAGTAATAGCTGCTGTTCCTGTAGTAGTTGCTTTGTTTTGTGCAAAAATTTTAATTATTCTACCAGCGTCTGGTACAGTAACAAATGTTGAAGATGCTGATGATACGTCAGGTATTGCTGATGTTATAAAGTAATCGTTTAATGTTCTCATTGTATTATCCTATTGTTCCGATCATAACCTATCTCTGATCTTCAATGTTTTTAAAAGTACTAGGGGAGTAGTATTAAGGTTACTCCCCTATATACGTAATTTATTATGAAGTAGTTAAGTCGGCTACTAAGCCACTTGCACCTTCATTTCTTGATTCAAGAGTAGCTTCTACTAAAAGCTGTCTTTTTTC